TTTACTCTGTCACCCACTCTTAATTTTTCAAACATCTTATTCTGATTTAAAGGTTTCGTTGTAGTATTGTTCTGATACTTCAGTATCACCAATATCACTTCTATATCCTTGATAATGAGAATTTACTATCTGCTCCTTTTCCATTTCTTTGGCTTGTTCAAAGTCAATATCAATTAATTGACCTTTTGTGAAATAGAATCTTTTTTCTAACCATTCTACTGCTGTCATCTTATTCTGATTTATTTAGTTTGTGTTCGCGTTTTGTACCATTATTTGGTATATTTTGCTCTGCATTTCTTTTCAGCTTCTCAATGTAAAGAGTGGCATCCATCAGTTCCTCCTGGAGATGGTTAAGCCATCCAATGAAGTCAATGTCATCACGATCAAGAGTGTGACCATATTTCTTGATACCAGCTTCACTGCGTTCATAGTACTTAGCAAGTACCTTGAGGAGTATTGGATCTTGGATTGTTGCTTTAAAGTTCATATCAGTTTAAACTTGCATATTGGTCATAGAACTCACGAGCATCCACCTCAGAGATATGGACCTCATCTGATACGGTCAACACAATGCAGTTGCTCACATCAGGCATCTCATTGAATAAATCCTGGACTCTTGCAACCAACTTGTCAAGATTGTCATTGTGTGTGCCAATATAGGCGATGAAGTATCTCATTTCATTAGGTATTTAAAGCATTGAACATAGAAATCCTCACTCACTGATTCACCCTTCATAAAACGGTAAAGCATCGAGTAATTCAATCCCATATCTTCAGCCATGTGAGTCATCTTGTATCTCCTGTTGAGGAGGGATTCCAACTCTTTACGGATGAAATCCCTCACATCCTCACCATCAGAAAGGTAGATCGTCATCGATTGCATTCTCTATTGGTTTGAGTCCTGATAAAATTCTAATATCCCAAGCATTCAATGACACATAGTACTTGCCATTGTATTCTCGACCTCTAAGATCAAACTTGACCTCACACTCTTGACCTGATTTTGCACCATCCAAGAACTTCACTCTCTCATTCACTGCTTGAAACTGTACCAGCTGAGGGTACTTGTCACCAATACTGAGGACAAACTCCTTAATGTTCATCTTGTCACTCACTTGTCTTGCTTCACCGATGTGGTGGATTGTGCCTTTGGCTTTTAACTCTTCCATTTTATTTGTTTTTTAGTTGTTGGAAATACTCATCATAGTACTCAGATGCCTGATTCAATCTCTCGATCATCTGAATCTCTTTGTCCTCATCTCGATCCCACCACAGGACAGTGATGCGTTTCTCAGGATCTATATGGTCCACTCGGTGGAGCTGAAGGTTTTCCCATTCATTCAGGAACTCATCCCATGTGGTCACCATACAATATATCAACTCAGCAATTGGCTTATCATACAACATCATGTATGCCCTGAGCTGCCATTCATAGTGTGAATTGTATCCCTCATCAGGAGTCGCTGGGAATGTATCCAATGACCAGGATGATTTGATATCAATCACTTTATCCTCAAGAACAATATCAGCAGTGCCAATGAGATAGTCATTCTCGATGGTCAATTCATTCTTTTGATAGTTAGTAAATCGAACTGCATTGAGTAGTGAGATGGATTCGAGCTCTTGATCTCTTCCCTTGTTGATGTATTTATTGTTGAGTTCAGTTGTGTACTCATAGAAGTCCTCCTTTGCACACTGTCTGATGTAGCTCTTGGCAGTTTCTCCCATTTCTGACTTGCCTCTGCCATTTGTCATCAGCTTACCGATTTGTGATGGATGCCATTTCATAAGTTCAATGCTTTGAGTTGTAAATCGGTGAGTGCATAGTTTGACTGCAACTGTTCTGCTGTGTACTTACCAGCTTCAATCGATGCAACTGCGTTCTTGAATCTTGCATTGTCAATCTTTGGCTTAGATGTTGCAGCATGAGTTGCTGTATTGCCATCATCATCCACTGCCTGAAGGGATAGTAATGATTGAATTGTACCTCTCCTGAAGTAGGTCACTGCTGCCAGTGCTTTTTGTGGATCAGCAATCGGTGGCAATGCCATGAATGACTCAACTTGCTCACCTGATTCTATGTCAATGATGCGAGTGACCACATCAGTCCCAACAATTGGCTGCAATAGTAGCAGTCCATGATCGTGTAGGATTGGCTCAACTGCCTCAAGTAGGGCATTGATATCAGCATAAGATCTCTTGAAGTGTGGATTTGTTGCATTCTTGGCTACCTTGCCAATCTGCTGCTTGGCAGCGTGTAGCTTCTGCCAAATGTTCATTGTTGTTTTGCTCATAATTGTAGTTTTGAATTGTAAAAATAAGTATTTATTTGATTGATTGTGTAAATTCATCGTAAAATTTCAGCATATCTGCAAAAGTTTTCACAATGATGTACGTTCCACCAGCCTCCTCAATGGCTTTTTGATAGTCCTTTTGTGCTTGAGATTGCCTATCCTTGCCATACTTGACCTCAATCTTGACTGATCTGCCTTTGATAGTAGCTGAGATATCTGCTGATCCTGGTGTACCTGTTCCCTTGGTCCACTGACCACCGATGGCAACACCATCAGTACGGTACTTTTTGCGATACACTCCCATCGTATTGATTCTCTCTGCTTGGCATCCATTGAACTGAAGGAATGCGATCACTGACTTGGTCAGTTCATTGGCTGAGTTATCATTCCAGTGAGTAAGTGCCAACATATTTGGTGGTGTATTTGGATACTTCGCCATCTTATACTGGAGCTGAAGGTCCTTGAGTAGATGTCGTTCTTGTCTTGTCATATCTTTTTAGCTATATCATTTAATTCATCCCACACATCCCCATCAGTCGGTGGTGTTGACTGTTCTGCCTCAAGTTCAAAGTATCTCCCATTGTGATTGCGACCTTTTGTCATCTTGTATCCTTTGAAATCAGCATATGATTGCACCCATTTGAGGAATCTGCGAGGCTCAAGATCCTTGAATCCTGAGAACTCCTCAGTGAACTCTTGCATCTTGCTCTTGTTGTAATGATAAACCGATGTTTGAAGGTTGCCCTCCTCAACCCAATCAAAGAAGTCCTTGCAAGTTGCTTGGATGAATCGCTTGGCATCTGCATTGATGCTGATTGATTTGACCAATCCGAATTGCAGATAATTTTGAAGGCATCCAATCATGTAGTTGTCGAATTTTAGCCAATCATCATCAACCCAAGAGTCAAACAACAATCGACCATACTCATCAAGTGGTGATCTTTTTGAATGGAAGTACTGAAAGAACTCCAATTCATGCCTCCTCCTGTCATGTGATGTACCAGCACCACTGATCACATAGTTGGTTGTGATCACAATCTTGGGTGATCGGTCAAATGGGATAAATATCTCATCCTTATTTTTGCGATTCACAGTGATTCCCTCAGTGATGAGGCTGAACAATTGCTCAAAGTCAAAGTTCCTTCTCACATCATCGAATGCAAGTATCTGAGTATCGAGATTCACTCGCTGATATACGAAATCTGACTTGCTTGGATTGAATGACTTGCCATCAATCTTGACCACTTTGCGAAGGTTACCAATGGCAGTCAACATCAATGACTTCCCTGAGCCTCCGTTTGGATTGTCATCAATTTCTTGATCATTGAATATTATGGCTTTTTGGTCAGTTTTATCTTTGTAGGTATGTATGAGGTAGCCGAGTGTGGTTTCAAGTGCTGATATACGAGCAGAATCATCAGCAGATACCTTGCTCACAAAGTTCTCAAAGTCATTAGTGTGATCATCCATCACCTTAAAATCTCGCTGAATTATTTGATTCTCCCAAATGTAGCCATCAACATCAATGTAGCTCATCAGCTCAACAGCATCCTTGGTCACCTTAGCCACTCCATTCTTGTATGGAATGTATGAGGCATCCTTTGAGTCCTGGAGCATGAGTATATTGATACTATCAATCATATTCAAGAATGATTCTGTGAACAAAAATGTTGACTTTGAGCAGTAGTTCCACACATCGAGCTCTTGTTTGTCCATCAGGTAACTCAACACAAAGTCCTTGATCTGCTCAGTGCTGGAGATTCTGACCTTGTTCTCAATCACTCTGACAAATGTTGGTTTTTCTGCATTTTCAGGATAGTACTTATTGAATCCATTCTTGACCAAAAACTCTGAGTATTTGAGTGGCTCAATGCTCACTGCATTCTTGTCATTCTTTGACCAAAAGATATCATCCCCTGTCTTGATTTCCTTCTTGACATCCTCAATGACATCACCCCTCACATTGAGTTGTTTCTTAATATCATCATCAGGGATGCCACTCTTGAGTTTCTGTTTGATCTTTTGAAAGGTGTCTTTGTCTTCAAAATACTTCATGCCAAATGTGGCTTTTTTGTACGCTGAGCGAATGGTTGTGACCATCTCTTGCTCTGAGAATGATGAGCCTTGGCAGTACTTGGTCCAAATATATTGTTCAGCTGTATCCTTGTGGATTCCATACTCACACA